AAGATACGGAATATCGAAGAACGTAACGTTCCAGCCAGTCACGATATCAGGATAATCCAAGCTCCACTCACTAAGGAACCTCATGAGAAGTTCCTTTTCGTTATTGCATTGGTAATACTGAACGTCTTTGCGATTGGGCTTGAAGTCACCGTATCCCCAGACGTGGAAGATCCCGTCTTTCTTCAGAGTGATAGCTGTGACAGTATCAGACGCACGTTCGACTGTAGGGAAGCCAAACTCTGAGCTAACCTCGATGTCGATGTATGCGACTTTGATCAGATCCTGATCATATACGATCTCTTTCGGATACTCTTCGTTGAGATACGCATACAAGAAACGCGGCATACCATATAACTTGAAGTTGCTGACATCTTCGTATCGCTCGATAAAATCCTTTGCGTCGCGCATGGAGTCGAACTGCATAGGATCGAGCGTGTTGCCAACGATATCCTTCCAAATCGCTTGATCCTTGCGCTTGGATGGAAGAAACAGAGATGGCTTGTAGGGGATCTTTTCGTTGAAGGGTCGTCCGCGATCGTAACCGCGGACGAGGATGTTGTTACCATACTCAATGGCGTTTGTGTAGAACTTTGTCATAGTGATATAGTACCACTTTATGACGTAGCTGTCAAGATCCCTTTTTTGGGTAATACAAGCCCAGATCCAAAGTTCTGATTGTATGCAGCCTCGATCTGATCTTCTGGCTCATATGTGAATAGAACATTACGGGGATCAAGAAAGATCTCCTTGTCCTTAGCCATCGGAATGAAGTCAACCAACGCCATGCTTGCTTTACCGGTAGACGTTGGCTGAATCATAACAGCCGCAGGCTTCACGACTTTAATCATGTTGCCTACGGCTCCAACCTTTCCTACGATCTCATCGCCATTCAATAGACGAAGCATCATGACAGCCAGTTGAGAGTTCTGCACTTCATTTACATTCACAGGATTCACGTTCATTTTCATTTCCTTATTTTGCAACACCAGCCATCTTTTCTTGACCGCGTGACCAAGCGGCAATACCAAGGACAGCACCCATAGCAAGATGGAACAGACCAGCGCCTTGTAGCGTTAGCGGGCTCCATTGTGTCATAGGCATCTTGACCATGACTTGTGCGACCGACCACATAACTGGAAAGATCGCCATGTCAAGAACACAGATAACCATATAACACCAGCCCATCGCTGGGCGCCATTTCTTAGCCATCCAATCTTCATTCTGCTTTGCGTTTTCTGCTTCCCACTTCTGCTTCTCAAATTCAATAGAAGCCAACTGAGCTGCTTCTGAAAGTTGAGGAGCTGAAGGCGCAGATGAAAAGCGAGAAGGACCAGGAACCGATCCCATACTATCTATTCTTGACGCAGCACCCTTAGTCGCTGGATCTAACTGATCCATAGCAACTGGAACCTTTACTGGTTCATCGTTTGGATCTGGATTACCGAATCTAGGCATCGTAACTCCTTATGAAAAAATGTGTAGAGCTTCTTCATAATGATGCTTACGATCTTCTAGACCGATTGTTCCACCGTTGATCTTTTTGGTTACAGTTACAATATCACTCTTGTCAGCCCACTTGTTTAGTTCACGGGAATCCCAGAACCAAGCAGCAGACCAACACGCGCCTTCAGCCGTTTCAAGCCACGGCACAACTTCTCCTAGAGACATTTCCATGTCTGCTGCGAAAGCTGCGTAGTTAGACTTGCCTGTGAGCTGGATAAACCCACGCCCGCGATAACGATAGCCGTCACCCGATTCAGGCGGACCGTTACCCATGCGACTCGCATATACTACGTTCGCAATCTTTTCTGGATTCTTAGCAAAAGAATTCGCGTCACGCCCGGCGCGAGCGAAATACTTTGGAAAGATCTTATTGAGCCCTTGAGCAGAATAGTTTAGATTTTCCTCCATGACTGACATACCTGCTGACTCGTGACCTACTTGAGCCAGAAACATGGAGATTCTTTCGGGGGTATTGATCTCGTAGAAAGCTAGAACTTCATTGAGCGGTTCCAGCACTTCTGCGAGCCATTGTTCATCAGTATCTTCGAAGAACTGACATAGTTGTTGATGCGTCACTAACATAGGGCCTCCTTTCGGAGCTATTTAGCCGTATGGCATGTTTTTCATCATTTTACGCATCATACTCTTAACTTCTAAGATGAACTTAATCATGATTCACCAGATTAGCTTTATATGCTACGAAAACGATTTCAGCGCGTGATAGCCCTAGATCATGAAGATCGTTATCAGATAAGCTAGCCAGCTCGTATATTGTTTTGTAATAGTTGTATGCTTTTGATAGTTGTTGTAACATGGTTCCTCCTAAAAAGATAAATGCTGGGCAGCGGTTACTGCCCAGCTTCATGGTCAAGAAATCACGGGATGGTTACTCCGCGTCCTTGATGTCGATCTTCTTAGGCTTCTTGTGCTCAGGAATCAAGTTCTCGAGCCAGATCTTAAGAATACCGTTAATCATTTCGGCGTTTTTGATTTCTACAGAGTCGGCTAGCGTGAACGTGCGAGTGAATGCGCGTTCTGCAATACCCTTATAGAAATAATAGACGTTTGCGTTGTCGAAATCGTTGGCTTCTTTTGTCTTACCAGCGACTGTCAACTTACCACCATCAAGAGAAACTTCAAGATCAGTCTTAGCGAAACCAGCAACAGCCAGCTCGATGACATACTTGTTATCGTCTACCTTCTTGATATTGTATGGTGGGTAGCCTGGGAGCGACTTTCCAATTCCATCAAGCTGTGATGAAAGGAGCTTAAAAGTCTTGTCGAATCCTACGGAAAAAGGATCGAACTGTCCCCAAGGGTTTGTGTTTTGAGTATAATCGTTCTTAGTCATATAGACCTCCATTTAAGCAAGGTTAGTGATTGTGACCCGAAAGGCGTCACGCTTTATTTATACTGCGGTGCAATATAAATCTTTACAAATGCAACCCGAAACACCAAATATAAAATACCATCCAGAACGTAGCTACGTTCAGGAAATTGCAAGAAAAGTCGACAAAGAACTTACGTCTTAATCGCTTGATTTCTTTTTGCCGATATTGTACTTGGCTTCCAGTTTCCATTCATTCTTTTCCTTGTGAGCTAGAATCTTGATCTGATTCAGCGGTGCCACAGGATCTTTAGTACGTTCGCTATCAACGATATCGATCAGCTCCCATTCAGCGAGCAGATTGGCTATCGTATTGCGACGAGCTTTGTCTTCGTCAGAGAAGTTGGTTGGTTTACCGTCAAGAGCAAATAGTTCTTTGAAGTGGACGACGTAGTATCGCCCCTGCTTATGCAGAATATGACAGGATTGGAACAAGACCTTATCACGACGCGATGCTACGCCAATACGAGTAAGCGTTTCGCGAATCTTCAAGAAGTCTTCTGCTGATCGGAGCTTCACCTCGATCATGTTTTCAACTGATGTGTTCATACCTTTCCACCTTTATCGAGAGCCTGCTCGATCATGGTCAACTGGTCATCAGTCAAAACCTGCAATGCTTGTTCTGCCTTAGAGCGACCGTAGCCGAAATACTCCATGATCATATCAACGGAAGCATCAGCTTTTTGCTTTTGCCATTTAGCGTATCTTTTCCGCTTCCGCAGGCTATTTAGTAAAAACTCGTATTGGAGCTTCTTATCGAGCTGAGGGCGCATGTTCAGCTCGTTGGCATGAAGTATACAATCCTGATGATAGGACAGCGAACGATTGGTCACAAAGGTGTTATATTCTTTTTCGGCTAGCTCGTCGTTCGCTGTTCCTCGCATGAGGTTCTTTTTAGAATTCGTCACACTCTCAACATAGACGAAGGGGTTGCTCATTTAAACTCACAGTCAATCATAATCTGGGTCAAACATGCAGCCAAGTTGATCTCTTGATCTGTAACGAACGCTGACTTGTATTGATAGTCAGCTAGTGTCAGAACGAGCGGTGGGATCGACTCCGGCTTCATGATCGTACTAGAAGCATCATACAGCTTGCGGAAGAGAACTACCACATCCATGCTTGAGTTCTGTGCGACCCACTTACGCATGGATTCAAACTCGCGAGCCTTCAGGTACTTCACAAGCTCCTTGATCTCCACGTTGTCGACGGAAGCTAGGATACCCGAGTCGATCGTACCACGAACAGAATAGCGTTGAAGCTCGTTGAGCACTCGACGCCAGTCTGGAAAATGCTTCATGATAACTTCAGCGAGCACTTTCTTATCGTAACCAACACTCTCCTGATCCAGGATCCCGCATGCGCGTGTGAGGAACTCCTTGGCGAGCGTAGCCTTTTCCTTAGCGCCGATCTTAAACTCTACGACGGAACAGCGAGAATGAAGTGGATCGATAATCCTGTTGACAAAGTTACAGGTGAGAATGAACCCGCAGTTGCTGGAAAATTCTTCCATAAAGTTACGCAACGCTGGTTGCGTCGAATTGGCATTAAGATAGTCAGCTTCGTCGAGAATAACATACTTTCTTCCGCCTGTGAATGACACAGTCGCTGCAAAATTTCGGATGTCGGTTCGGAGAGTGTCGATGTTACCATTCATCGATCCGTTGATGACGATGTAGTCCGCGTTGATCTCTTCCAGCATGGCACGAGCAACTGTAGTCTTACCAACACCAGCACTACCACAGAGAAGAAGATTTGGAATATTACCATTGTTCACAAACTCCTGAAATGTATGCTTCAGGTCTTCAGGCAGAACGCAGTCTGCGATCTTACGAGGACGATACTTTTCAACCCAGAGAAATTCTTCACGCATTATACAACCTCCAGAAACTCTTCAAGAGTACGACCACTATACCCATGCTGTAGAAACGTTGATGAATTATACTTTGATTTCAGATGATGAGCAACATATTCGTCTAGAAATCTAAAGTCTGTGTTGATGTTCTTTTCTCGCGCTACGCGAGAAATTTCTTTCCATGAAACCCATTTCACTTTGTAGTTATGTGACTCGATAGTGTACTGACCGTTATCTCTCGCTCTCCTAGCTCCAGCATGATCTTCATCTTCATGAGAGCACTCTGCTAATTCTTTGAAAAATTTTCTAACCCTTTGACTGACACAATGTCCAGATTCACCAACATATAGACATTCATCAGATTCAGTGCCTTCCGCATAGATAGCATAGAGACCAGTAGAATGAATAGGAACGCCTCTAAAGTTCATGCTCAGGCTAAATCGAAAATCTTTACCTACAACTATACGAAGCTCAACTCGATGGAACGGTTTGGTGACACCAATTTTTAAAATCTCAGATACTAAAAGTCGTTTCTGATCACTGAAATACATTTCACATCTCCGACATAACAAAGGAAGGGGAGCCGTAGCTCCCCAAATTTTACTCGCCGTACTTGCTACCCTGCTCAGCTACGATCCAGTATTCTACGTCTCCAGTCTTAGACTTGAAATGCGAGATACCCTTAGCCGAGACACGAACTTCGTAGTCGCGATTCAGCAACTTGATGTTTTCAGTCTTGAAGATCATGCGGTAGTTGGCTTCAGCCTTACCAACTTCATACATGAAGCTGTTGGATCCTTCGTTGCGAGAATCAATAGCAGCGAGATATGCTACGCCGTCACGACCAATGAGTGCGATCTCAGGAAGAGAAAGCACACCAGCAGCACGAAGGGCGCTCTGAAGCATAGCAGCTTCAAGAGTGAAAGTGATTTCGACGGAGGAAAGATTCACTTCCTTGTTTGGCGACTTGATGAGATCAGTCTTAGCATAGCGAATGTTAGCCAAACCCTTACCGTTGGTGATCGTAACTTGATCATCACCCAGCTTCAGATCAGGATCTTCAAACATGGAGATCGTAGAGATAAACTGAGTGAGATCGTAGATAGCGAACTCCTTACTGAAGGACTCAGCCACGTTAGCTTTCGCCATCACGGTTTTCTGCGGGCTCATAGTCTTCTGTACAGTTCCAGGGATGAAAATGAGAGAAGGGTTGATAGCCGCAAAGTTCTTGAGGATTTCTGTGGTTTCTTTAGATAGCTTCATCATGTAAACTCCTATCAGTTGATTGTATCATCAATGTGCGTGGTTGTCAAGTCTTATCACTTCTTTTTCTTCGGTTTCGTCATAGAGCTTTCGTCTGCTGTAGCTGATGCACCGATTGTAGCCAAATCAATCAACGAGCCAGCGAACACATAAGAGCCCATATGCTGGAGCTTCATCCACGGGCAAAGCCACGTCTTGATACCTGCTTCCGCCGACTTCTGACAGAACCAATAGTCCTCTGACAGATATCGCTTCGACACTGGATCAATTTCAGCTTGGAAAGCCATAAGGATTTCGCGCGTACCATCGAAGTGTTCAGTGCGAACATGATCGGGGAGATACATGTACTGAGGATAGGCATCACGAAACTTTTTCAACGCAGAACGTTGGATCATCATGAAGCCTGTACCACTCTCCAGAACTTCGACAGGTTCATCGAGCGGGATCGATGTTGCGCCAGACTTAGGATTGAACACGTAGTCGCCTACGTAGTTCTCGAGGATGTTAGGGTCTCGGTCGGCTACACCCTTATCGACTGCGCGCTTGATCTTTTCCCAAGCAATACACTTCTTAGGGTATGGTGCGCATACGATATCCTTATCACTACCTTCTGCTGCGATAACAGAAAGCGCGATGACGTCATTGGGATCAAAGCCAATGTCAGCGTCGATAAACATAAGGTGAGTGCAGTCGGAACGAAGGAACTCGTCCACAAGATAGTTTCGTGCTCGCGGAATCAACGACTCGTTGAACAGATAGAAAAAGCGAACGTCCATGCCATACTGTGCTGCCATAGAAGCAAGGTCGGCTGTGGACTTGGTATACTGTCCGCCGCACATACCGCCATACATAGGCGTCGCGACGAAGATCTTCTTCTTACGTAGTTCCTCAACGGATACTGAAATTTCAATAGCTGCCATGATTACTCCAATCTAATGTTATTATGTATGTTCGGATCAAAGAGATTCAGCAATTTCTGCTTGCTTTTTTCTCCAACGAACAACAGCAGCTTGCTTCTTCATGCGACGTTTGACAGAGGGTTGTGTATAGTGTTCATGCTCAGCTAGATCACGCAGTAGGTTTTCACGCTGAACTTTCTTCTTCAAAACACGAAGAGCACCATTCACATCGTTATTGCGAACAGTGACAGAAATTCCCTTGAGGTGTTCCCAAGGTTCACGGGTATCAGTTGCCAATTAAATGCTCCATAGAAAGATAGGGAGGGGAATCGCTCCCCCTCCCTTATATAGCTCACGCAGCGATGCGCGAGAAAAGCTGATTACCATGAACCGCGTAAGCAAGAGCAACCATCTCGCGCGTAGGCGTACCCAGGCGATACTTCAGAGTCACTTCACCCTTAGAATTCGTACGCTCATTGAGATAGATGGCATAGCCCTTCTCACGGAGAGCACGAACGATTTCATGCGGATTACCAGCGCCAAAACGAGCACCGATCTGGCTAGCGGTCAGCTCCTCACCATTACGGAAAGCAGCGAGAACAGCATCAGTCTTAGTCATAGTCAATATACTCCATAGGTGGTTGAATTACTCTCAGAAAGCGATTTCCTGAGAGTTCTCCGCTGCAGCCGCAGCTGGAGTCTCGGTGACGGGATTGATCGTGGGATCAACCTTGGTATAGAGATCGAGGAACGCAGTCTTCGTCTCTTCGTCGAAACGGTTAATGCACAGGCGGATAGCCTTCTGACGGTCGCCAATCATGCGATACGTCTGTGCGATGTGAACAAGGCGACGAGTTGAAATGAGCTCGTCGATAGCACCTTCAGTGAAGGTCTTACGGATAATCTCTGACCACACGACAAGGTGATTGATGAACGACTTATCATCATCAGTAATTGTATCATCACTGAGATAATTTGTCAAGATCCTTTTCTCGACATTGGCGTTCGGATATTCCTGCTCGATGGTGATCGGGAAACGCTCAAGCCAAGCGTCGTCGAGCATCGTCGCAGCAACGTAGCGACCATCGTCAGAGCCACGACCCTTGGTGTTAGCCGTGACGATAACGTTGAAGCCAGGAGCAGCTTCGACGATCTCACCAGTCTTCTTCATGTAGTAGGGCTTGCCTTCGAGGATACCCTGCAAGCACATAGCCTTGCCAGGATCAGCGCGGTCAGCCTCGTCGATGAGAAGCAGAGCGCCCATCTGCATAGCCTGCAGGACTGGACCCTTCATGAACTTGGTTTCGCCGTTGATCAGACGGAAGCCGCCGATCAGATCGTCCTCGTCAGTTTCGCGAGACATCTGCACACGAATCATCGGGCGCTTGACCTTAGCGCAAACCTGCTCGACCATGAACGTCTTACCGTTACCCGAGTGACCAGAGATGAACACAGGGAAGAACTTGCCAGACGACACGATCTTCTCGATCATCTTGAACTCGCCAAAAGCGACGTAGTGCTTATCCTTAGCAGGAATTTGCGCGTAGTCGTGCTCGGACACCGCGTTCGGATCAAACTTACCAGTCACAGGAGTCTCACGACGAATAGGAACAATATCAGCAGCCATCTCTACATGAGAGCTTTCGCCAGGAATACGATAGAAGCCACGCGATACACGATACTCGGGCTTGATCATCCACCAAAAGTCGACGCCGCGAGCGCCCTGCTCTTCAGCGAACGTAACGATGTCATTGCGATCGACCGTGGTACCAGCACCAAACTTCGCGATGGCAAGATCGAGAAACTTCTTCTGACCGTCTTTCATTAGCCTTCACCTTTCCTCATCATATAATATATTGTACCACACTGGCGCGTGGTTGTCAAGTCACATTCTTTCGATCGTCGGTTTGCCAACGAGCTTTCCGCCAAGAAGCATGAGCTCGCGCATGAACACGAACGCATCCTTCAGATAGCGAAACGTGGCAGACTCATCGGACAGCAGCTTGTCTTCGCCCTTGAGGGTATAGGTTACTCTAAACATGACTCTCTCCTTCATCATAGGTTCATTATATATGCTTGGCGGATGGTTGTCAAGGGCCCTATCCGCCAAGTTTTTTACGCTGAGATCTTTTCGATGAATTTGCCAAGAATCGCGCGGCTGGTACCGCGCTTGTTCTGGGCGGTAATGAACGCACGAGCCAACTGGCTCTTGGTAGCCTCGTTGCCAACATCATCGAACTTAGCCTGCTGGGTTTGCAGGTAAGATCCGCCCTGAACGATGTAGAACTCATCGAAGTTGAGCATGTTGGGCACCACTGCGCTCTTTTCCTTCTTCCAAGAGGAAGTGAATCGAGTCTGGTTGTCATACTTGACGTGGCGATACGAAACGTGGCGAAGATCATACGAGTTAGCCACGATATAGAATCCCACGAAAGAAGCATTCTGTGACTGACGCACAGTCTTAGCCAAGATGGCCGTAAAATCAGAATAATTCTCGAAGTTCAACGAGGTCTGAATCTTAGATTCTTCGTCGATCAGAATACGTGTATAGAACTTAGAGTTACCCTGAATTGAGTTGTTGCCACCGTACGAGCTGTTGTAGTACGTAGAATGATTGCTTTCGCCATCAGTGATGCAAACGAAGTTCATGATCTGGATGTTCTTTTCCTTGCGGAACTTAGCCATCAGATCACGCGAAACGAGAAGCGCATCATTGAGCGGCGTACCACCGAGACCCAGGAATTGCAAGCCAGTATGATAATCAAAACCAAACTTGTCTCGCAACCAATGATTGATTGCTTTCCCGTCGATGATTTCGTCGGCCCCATAGCTATAGCCGTGCGTTTTAGCCGACATCAGCAACGAACCGATCATCGTGTTGAAGTCCTTCAACGACATACCTTCGTGAAAGAACTCGATGAGATCGAAAGACACGTCGGGATAGATGAAGTTCTTACCCGACAAACGACTCTTGATCGCATCCAGCTTGGATGTCTTATCACGATTAAACGTCTGCATCACCTGAGTGAAGCCATAGAACCGATGGGGGATACCAACACGACGACAGAACATCGCGAGAGTGATCAGCTGTTCCATAGCCCCGCGATAGCTAGTCTGCATCGAACCAGACATATCAAGAATGGCTACGATACCGTGATTCTTGCCAGTGGGCTCGATCGTCAGACGACGGAAGATGTCATCGCTGAACTTATAGCTATGCAGCTTGTTCGTATCGATCACGCCAGTCTTAGCCTGCTTGCTGCGGCTATACGCAACAGCAGCCTTCTTACGCTCGAACTCCTTGACCATGTAGTTGATGGCCGAGTTGTTTTCCGTACGGAACTTGCTGAGCAACTTATTGCGATAAGATTCCAGATCACTACGATAGTGAGCCTTAGAAAAATCGCGCTCGATCAGCTTAAGAATCTGACGGTAACCAACAGTGAACTCCTCGTGCGTGAGATCCTTGGGGAAATAGATATAGTCGAACTTCTTGTTAGACAACGCCTCGTCAAGAAGTTCTTCCATACGATCGTTCATAGCTTCGTCGGTGGTAGCCTGATCAATAGGCTTGGTCGAGCTGGAACCCTGCTTTCCGCCACCACCCTGAGAGCTATCGCGCTCATCCTTATCTTCGCTCTTATCTTTAGAAGACGAGCGCGAAGTGTCAGCCTCAGCTTCTTCTTCGTCGCCTTCATCTTCGTCTTCGCCGTCGAAGTCATCGTAGTCTTCGTCGTCACCAAACTCGCCGTTGGCGGTAACGCTCATAGGATCTTCTTCGTCCTGCTCCTCCTTCTTCTTCTTAGCGTAGGCCAGAAGATCTTCAGCCAGCTTGATCACGTCGTCGAACGTGATCGTCTGCTCAGCGCGACGAACGAAAGTCATTTCTTCGTCGTTGAACTTGATACGAACACGAGTACCCAGCTTGAAGTAGAGGTTGATCCGATCGATCAGCGAAAGCTCGTCGACGTTTCGCGACTTGATCGAGAAGAAGTCTTGCTGATGCAGCCAGTCGTAACCGTCGATGAAGTCACGACGCGAGCCAGGGAACTTCGTCTTGATCTTGCGCTCGATGCGCGCATCTTCGACGACGTTGAGGTAGCCCTTGAACGTCTGTGCAACGTATGCGGAGTCTTCGTCCTTGACCTTGTCGATAGCACCCTTCCAGCCGTCAGACGGCGTATCGAGCGCATGACCGACCTCATGGAGCACCAGCATATGATACAGAGTCTCGGTCATTTCCTTCCACATAGGAAGGGC